AGCGCTGGTGCTGATGAGCCGGACAGTGACGCAGGAATGGATACCACTACTAACTCAGGGCACCCGTTCTATATTAGACCGTGGCGACCATACTCTGGTATGGACCCTAAGAAACAAGCAGAGTCGACCATTGCTTATAAGTGGTATGTCAACCGAGTTAACCAACTAGTTAAAGAGCTAAACGTCGACGACGACACTCTCCCTACATGGATAGCTATTATGGGCCAAAGGCTGGTTCAGAAAGCAGAAGGTAAGGAAGAAAAGAGAAAGCGTATCATTATGGCATTCCCAAAAGAAGAAGCAATTCTTTGGAAGCTACTTACTCCAGTAGCGATGGAATCCATTCGCGAATGGAAACTATCAGGCCAAGTGAAGATTATGTGCGGGTGGTATGACCTGCCAACTATCGACATTGAGATGCAACGAATGTTGATTAACGCTGAATCTAAAGGTCGCACTGTTTTATCTGGTGATGTCTCTAACTACGATGCGAGTCTGCCACCTCAGATCCTTATGGATGTGGGTGCTGTTCTCGCGAGACATGTATCAGGTAAGTCTCGCCTCTACGAGAAATTAGTTAGAGCAATGCTCTACAATACTTACTTAATCACGCCAAATAAGTTGTGGGAACCACAACCGTCATCATTGAAATCAGGCTCCGGAGTAACGAACCTTATTGGTTCTCTAACAAACATCGCAATCCAGTACTATGGTGTGGAGGCTGGAATTTATAAGTTAGATAACATGGCCGTGCTTGGTGATGACTTCGTGCTTGATGGAGAAGGTGTTTCTCCTGAGGCTACTGAAGAGGTTTTCTCCCATCTACAGATGGAATCACACCCTGATAAACAGTTCTATGAACCTAAGGCACTTCATTATCTCAAAAGACTCCACATTCTAGGGTTGCCAGGAGGTATTGCTAGTGTCTTCCGTACGCTGGGGTCTGCTCTGAGTTTCGAGCAGCTGCAGTTTAAACCAGCGGAATGGAACCCTTTCGCTTACGTAGTGCGTGCGCTTAGTCAGCTCCAAAATGCCGTTTTCAATCCTGCTTTTGAAGACCTAGTGCATTACCTGCAATCAGGTGATAAATATGGTCTTGGCGCGGAATATACACCGGATGAACTTGTTAAGAAGGCTGGGAAACCTGGCGAACAAATGCTGAAGGCTGATGAGACTGCGACATGGAAGCATCACTCAAAAGAAAATGGATTTACATCTTGGGCTGTAAATGGGGTCCTACGCGGTGAAACGTTGCCACCGTTAGGAAATGAGCGGTTCAATCGAGTTCATGCTCAGGTATTCGCGCTAAACTGAG